GCTCGGCCTTCACTTGTTTGTATGCGATGGATGGCACTTCTTGGAATGTTCTGATTGCAAGGGAACAGGTCGAATTGATGGAAAAAGCGTTTGGAAAGAAAAGCCTAAGGCAGAATAGCCATATGCCCTCACCATTAAAGAGCCAGGTAGTAAGTCTTGAACTCTCCAAGCGATTGGAAGAGCTGGGAGTGCCTCAGAATAGTCTGTTCTACTGGCTTACCTATAAAAGTGACGACGGTAAATGGGGACTTGAACCGATGCTGAAATACGGAAAAGACATCAGTGGTCGGATAGATAACACCTCCGCCTTCCTTGTCGGTGAGCTAGGGGAGCTTCTCAGAACGGAACTCACTGACGAAAACGAAAGCGACAGCTTCACACTCAAGTGCGGGAACACTATAGACTTTTGGTGGGCAACATTTGGCAACGATGAAGCAGACATAACTCCTCAATTCGAGGATGCAAGTTTTGCGGATTGTCTAGCCAAAATTCTCATCTACCTCCTCGAAAATAACCTCATTAAAGCCAGTGACCTATGAAAGACACCAATGTTCCTGTAGAGGAAAAGTATATGGTTTCCAAGGCCGAGTGCCAGAGGAAAATAAATTCTCTTGGTAATGTCTGTGATAGATGCGGGAGAAAGATTGTTCCACTTGAGACGGTTGACAACTCTGGGAATCCTACATATTGGGCTGGTTGTTATCACGGCAGCCGAGGAAAGAATGCTAGCGGACACTTCACAAATGGCGTAAAGCCCGAGGTTTTTATTCTCGCTGAAAAGCTGGTTTGTGATGGTATGGTAGTCTACGGCAATAAGTCTGACTATAAAGAAACGCCAGAATCACGCCTTTACTGGTTTCAGCAAGAGGTAGCAGGAGTATGCTCAACGATAAACAGAATTGAGTGGATGAAGAGCGGAAAACCAAGAAAAACAAAAGAAGAAGTTCTAAATGATGATTATTTCTAAACCCTATGAAATCTGTTCCTGTAGAGAAGTGGGACTTAAAATCAAAATTCCTTAAAGAGCTAGACTTTCTCAGTGACCACTGGGTAAATGGTGACGATAAACCGCCATTCAGCTTCGGTGGATGGAGAGAAGAGGTTGCAAATAAGTTTGTTGAGATAGCATCCCAAGCCCTCCAAGCAGCGAAAGAAGAGAGAGATGTAGAGCTTCTAGAAAAGATAATCGAGATGAAGGACAAGCAGTATGAGGACAGGCAAATACTGTCCGTGATACAGGGTGAACTTTCTATTGGTTCCATCATCAATAAGCATCAATGAGGTATGAAAACAAAAAACGGAAGAGACCAAATAGTACCAGAACATAGAGATAAATCATTTCCAATGAAAGAAGCGCACGCAGAGACATTTAGGTTTGATAACCTATATCCAGTAGAAATAGAGCTTAAAATAGAGGAAATTCAACAAAAGATAGATTTCCTATACGAAAAGCTTGAGGCCGTAGAGATGATAAAGTACACCGATCCAGATAGAGAGAAGATGTACATAGATACTCAGGACGAAATCAGGGTAGAAAAGATACGACTAAGAAACGCTAAGGAAGCATTAGAACGGTCATACTTGACGTAAAACTTGAACCATTGGCTAGAAAGACTCTAGAATAAAGCCAATGAAACAAGAAGAACTCATAAGGATATTAGTAAAAGCCCTAGACAGTGGGGCGAGCGAGATACACGTCAAGGTATCAAAGGACGGGTTCTTCGTATCAGAAACGCACAAGAAAGAAAACCCAACGCGATCAGAGATACAGGACGCCATAGATAATTCAGTCCTCTATGAGTTCGGAGGAATAGAGATGCACCAAGGTCAATGTAGAGTCCTAAACAGAATAAAGAAAACAAAGATTTGACATTACAAGGAAATAGTTTAGAATAAAGACAATTGAATATCGCTTACCGAAAAAGGCAGCGGAAATCTTCACAGGTTTTCGCTTTTTGTTTTTACGGCGCGTTGGTAAAGCCAAGCGAACGGCATGAGGGAACAGTCACGCCCATTAGGAAACGCACTACCCACCCGCCGTAAGAATAAAAGATATGGGATGTAAGAAAGGCAGTAAGAAGAAGTAAATGGCAGGAGGAACAAACCCGAATGGGGCTAACCAATACGTTTTAGACCCAAGACAAAAACTGTGTTGGGATTTATACGTTAATCCAAACTCAGAAACATTCGGAAATGGGTTTAAATCAGCCATAAAAGCAGGGTACGAAGAAGGAACAGCAGCTCAGATAACAACCTTTCCTTGGTTTGTAGATAGATTGAGAAGGCTCAATATGCTGGAGAAAGCCGAGAAAGTTCTAGACAAGACTCTTGAAATGACAGCAGTTGATGAACAAGGGAAAGTCCAAGTTGATCTCCTAAGAGTACAGACAGACGTAGCAAAGCACCTCACAAAGACACTCGGTAAAGAGCATTACTCAGAGAGAACAGAGCACACAGGTAAGGACGGAGAACAGTTAGTACCAACACCAATTCTCACTCATGTACTCAGCAACGACAGCAACCAAGAAGGTAATGAATCTAAGCAAGCGGCTTAGGTGCGTACAGGGAGGTACATCAGCGAGTAAAACAGTTTCGATAGTTCTTTATCTCATTCACAGAGCGCAGAGCGACAAGAGCACTACTCTCACGAGTATAGTATCTGAATCGTTCCCGCATCTTAAGAGGGGCGTCATGCGTGATTTCCTTCTCATAATGCAGGAGCACGGGTATTTCAAAGATGATAGTTGGAACAAGACTGACTATACATACACCTTTGAGACCGGAAGCAAAATAGAGTTCTTTTCAGCCGATCAGCCAGACAAGGTGAGGGGTCCTCGCCGAGACAGGTTGTTCATCAATGAGGCCAACAACATTCCATACGAGACATTCGACCAGCTTGAAGTCCGTACAAAGGAGTTCATCTTCCTAGACTGGAACCCAACCAACGAGTTCTGGTTCTACACAGAGATTCAAGGAAAGCGCGATGATTACGAGCACATCATCCTGACATACAAGGATAACGAGGCTCTATCAAAGGAAATTATTGAATCAATCGAACAGAGAAAGGGAAGGAAGGGATGGTGGGCGGTCTACGGAGAAGGACAACTTGGAGAGGTAGAGGGCAAGATTTACAAGGACTGGCAGATAATAGACGAAATCCCTCATGAAGCTCGTCTTGAGCGCATAGGACTGGACTTTGGGTATAGCAATGACCCTAGCTCAATTACGGCCATTTATAGGTACAACGGAGGGTTTATCGTAGATGAGATAACGTACCGAAAGGGTCTGAGTAACAGGCAGATAGCCGATGTTCTCATAAACCTTGAGAATGTTCTGGTAATAGCCGACAGCGCTGAGCCTAAGAGCATTGACGAGATAAAGAGCTACGGAGTGAATATCATCCCGGCCCTCAAGGGGCAAGGAAGCGTCAATCAGGGCATACAGTACGTCCAGGACCAGAAAATCAGCGTCACTAAGCGAAGTACGAACATCATCAGAGAGTACCGGAACTACCTTTGGAAGACTGATAAGGACGGGAAGATACTGAACGAGCCAGAGCATATGTTCTCACACTCGATGGACTCAATCCGGTACGGGCTGAGCGGATACATACACCAAGACATGAACGACGATTTCGATGAACAACTAACAGATTTCTGAGAAACTTCTCATGAATACATACAATCCAACAGAGGCAGAGCGCGAGGTAATCCGCATCATGCAATCTGAGAAAACTAACTGGGAGGATGGAATGGTGTTTGTCACCGACAAGGTGCAATTCATCATGAAGAACGTCGTCAAGAAAGCCCGCAAGAACTACTTTGGCATCTTCAATCAGCAGAAAGACCCAGTAACCGGAAGAGACAAAATCTGGATTCCTCTCACCGAGTGGACGGTAGAGACGATGCTCAAGAACATAGATATCGACACGAAGGACATAGACGTTAAGGCTCGGAATACTTCGGCCTATCTCAAGGCTGAGACATTCCGTCACCTCTTGAAGAAAGAGCTTGATGATATCCGATTCGGACAGACTTTGAATAAATGGCTTCGACGCACGGCTATCGACGGTACAGCCTATTTGAAAGCCATAGACGACAACGGAGAGCTAAAGGTTGGGATTGTAGACCGTCTCAACATGATCGCTGACCCAAGCGTGGAGTGTTTGGACGAAAGCGCAGGTATCACCGAGCGCTACATCATGAGCAAACCTGAGTTTGACGAGTTGAAACTCGAAGGAAGTGAGAACGTCAAAGGCATCACTACGGTAGACCGAGTAGAGGATGACTTGATGAGCGCCAGTAACCAGACCAACGAAATCCCATTTGTTGAGGTCTTTGAAAGACACGGATACTGGCCTGAGTTTTGCCTTACTGGGAACCTCGAAGACAAAGACAAGTTCTTTTACGGCAAAGCTATTGTTTCAGGACTGAACGGAGAGCCAGTAGTCCACTCAATTGAAAAGCTCGAAGAAGAAGAGCACCCATACGGCGAGGGGAAACTCAAGGACGTTCCGAACCGTTTGGACGGGCGTGGTATCCCAGAAATGCTTTTCAACATCCAGGCCTATCTCAACGAGGTAGTGAATACCAGGATGAACAAGGCCAGAATCGTCCAGTTGGGTCTTTTCAAGATGACAGGGAACGTTACCCCACAGCAGTTCAAGCGGCTATTTACGACCGGAGGAATCAAGCTAGACCAGAACTCTGACATCGAACCGCTCAATACGGGAGTAATTGACCCATCCACCTACAAGGACGAAGAACAGGCGTATCAGTGGGGTACCCGGGTTACAGGGACGACAAACGAAGACGACCAGGCTACTAACCGACCAGCGACCAACGCCCTCATTGAGCAGCAAGGGGCTGGAAAAGGCTACAGCCTGCGGATTGAAGACCTCATGCTCAACCTTGGAGACTTCATCCAAGAAAAAATGCTCCCGATCATCAAGAAGAAGTATCTAGCCAAGAAAGGCGAACTCATCCGTGTTACGGGAGACCCAAAGATATTTCAGAAGCTCGATGAGGCATTTATCAGGAACCAAGTCTACAAGAACATCGAGGCCATGAGCGCCACTGAGAAGCAGGCAATGAGAGATTCAGGGATAGACATTGAAACCTTTGTCCAGCAGGGAATGGAACAGATGAAAGCGCTTGGAGAAGACCGTTACATACCTATCGTAGAAGATCTCTTTGACATCGAATACGATATTAAAGTCGTTACGAGCGATGAGAGTATCAACCGAGCAGTCATGGCTTCAATGCTCCAGAACACGCTCGGCATCCTCGCTTCTTCCGGTCTCCCGATACGAGACACCCTCAAAGAACTGTATGACACGCTCGGACTCGATGGGGAAAGACTCGTACAGGAGACACCCGAAGTAGCACCGACAGAGGGAATGGCACCAGGACAGATAACCGCACCGACAGTCGCACAGTCCATGCCTAACCCAACCGTATGAGCAAGGAACTAGAATACAAAAAATTCATTGACGAGAATAGAGCAGCGCTGCAATTGCTCGCCCAGAAGGTCAAATCGGTCGATACCGTCAGGGGAGTGAATACGGTGCAGGAGATGCGAGGCCGCCGCCTAGCGATACAGGTGATAGACGAGTGGCTACACGAAATCTGGGGTATCACCACAGAAGAGCTACCGGAACCAGAAGAAGAGGATAAGTTATTTAAGATAAACGAATAGTATGGATGAAGACAAACCCGTGGACACCGACGTTGTAACCGAAACTGCTGACGAGTCAATCGAAAGCATCTTCGAGGAGACAGGAGATACGGATGTCGAAGGCAAAAGTGAAGGAGCAGACATGAGCACTCTTTCTCTCGACGACATCAACTCAGTTCTCAAAAGAGAATTTAAGACCAAGGAAGAAGCCCTCAAAAGCCTCGATGGTCTCAAGAGACTCGTCGGAGACCAAGACCTCGCCAAAGAGCGAAAGGAAAAAAAGACAGAGACGAAATCAGACGTAGACGAACGAATCGCCCGTCTTGAGAAACAACTCGAAGTCAAGGATTTCCTCTTGGAAGTGCCGACCGCGAAAGAGCACCTCGAACTCGTCGAGGCCTATGCAGAAAAGCAAGGAATCACTCTTTCCGAGGCATGGAATAGCAAGTTTGCGAAGTTCGCTGAATCAAGCCAAACAAAGGGAGAGCAAGGTAAAACAGTAATTAACAAGAATCGGATTACTCCGGTTCAGTCCCAGAGAATCTCAAGCCTCGCTGAGCAGGCCCGCAAGGGAGACAGTCAAGCGCAGGATGCTCTCATCAATGAGCTTATCTGGAAGAAGTAAACTAATATGGCAGATGACAACATTCTGCGCTCGTACGGTGACGTATCGAAGCGCGAGTCTGTTCTCGGTCTGGTTACAATCCTGACCGCAGAAGAGAAGCAGATCATGAACATGATCGGCAAAACACGGGCCATCGACACGGTGCATAGCACCCTCCTCGATACGCTCGACACGGCTGCGTCTGCGGCTGTGGCTGAAGCAGCGGATTACACCGCTATCGCTAACACGACCCCGACTCGGCTCGCTAACGTCGTTGAGACGGTTGCCAAGCCGTTCAAGGTTTCCCGTGTTCAGCAAGCTGTTGACCACTACCACGGTGAGAACGAATTGACCCGCCAGACCAAGAAGCGGCTCAAGGACTTCGGTAACGCCGCTGAGTATGACCTCGTTCGCTCGACGCTCGTTTCCGGTGCTTCCGGTACGGTGCCGAAGATGCGTGGTCTTATCCAGCACATCTCGAAGAGCACCAACACGACTTCCCACACCTCGGCTGTCGCCTGGAGCGCTTCAATCATGAAGGGTCTGATGAAGGCCAACCTCGACAACTCGAATGGCGATGTTGCGACGGATATCTTCATGGGTTCTTTCCTCAAGGACACCACGGACGGCTTCACCAACAAGGTGAACACTGTCTCGACTGGTACCAACGTTCGTGAGGTTGTGCAGGTTGTGGACATCTTCGAGACTGGCCTCGGCAAGCTCAAGACCCACTTCCACCGCTATGTGCAGGTTACGGCCGATGCGACCGCTCGTGTGCTCGCTATCAAGCCGGAAGTCCACGCAGTGGCTTACCTCGAAGAGCCGTACATCGACAAGGAATTGGCCCGTACTGGTCCGTTCGATTTCTACGCTGTCACCGGATCGATGACACTGGAAACGAAGAACCAGGACTGCAACTTCTTTGCGGACGGATTCCTCAAGGCGTAACAATAAGGTTGCTTTTTCGGACATATCGTGAGATAGTAGAACCGATAGCAACTGACACTAGGTTAATTAAAGTAACGGCACTAGTGTTCAGAAGGTTTAACCGCCGTTACGCCTTCTGAACAGTGGTAAATATGAAAAAGATACTTTTTGGTACAGACGCTCGTAACAGAATTAAGGCAGGAATAGACAAGTGTTGCGACGTGGTAAAGGTTTCTTTAGGAGGATACGGGAAGAACGTCCTCATCTATAACGGGTCTAGCACTGAAATCATCAACGACGGCGTTTCTATCGCTCAGGCGGTAAACGTCAAGGATGAAATAGAACAGGCTGGCATCCAACTGGCGAAGCAGTGCGCCAATCAGACAAATGAAGACGCAGGAGACGGGACGACAACGACGCTCGTTCTTCTTCAAGCTATTCTTAACGAAAACATCACAGAGTTTCAGACTGAGAACCCTCGTGAAGTCAGGGACGCCCTCTTCAAGGAAGCAGAGGAAGTCTTGGCAAAGATTGACGTCAAGCAGATCAAAACGAAAGAAGATGTCTATAACATCGCCTATACATCAAGCCTCGATAAAGACGTGGCTTCTTTGGTTTCCGAAATCTATGACGAGCTAGGAAAGGACGCTCAGGTTTCCATTGAAGAGACGCACCGAAACGTCCTAGAGAAAGAAATAGTCAATGGGATGAAGTTTGAGTCCAAGAGAGCCGAAGAGAAGCTTATCAAAGTCGAAGAGACAAAGACATACGAGGACGTGAACGTCATGGTGGTTGATAAAGCCGATTCAGTTAATGATATCCAGGCTTTAATCACCGTCGCCCAGTCAAGAGGGAAGAAAGACGCCGTAATCATCGCTAACGAGTTTCCAAGGAACATTCTGCTCTCCCTCATGCAGACAAAGAGCTTTAACGTCGTTCCGGTAGAGTACAAGATGTTCAACACGATTGAAGACGTGAAAGACTACGTTGGAACCGAACCAGTCGAGAAGATCGTCATTGAACCAGACAAGACTACGATTATTGGCGGGAAAGGTGACGTGTCTGAAAAGGTAAAAGGACTGAAAGACCGACTGGAGAACGAGGAGTCAAGCTTTGAGAAAGAAAACCTCACCAAGCGTATCTCTAGCCTACTAGGACGGGTGGCAATCATCAGAGTCGGGAAGAATACGGACGTTGAACGCCAGGAAGCTGTCCTTAAGGTAGAAGACGCTCTAGGAGCGGTAAAAGGAGCTTATGAGCTTGGTTATACCAAAGGAGGAGGAAAAGCGCTCCTAGAGGCTTCCAGAGGCCAATCAGAACGTTTTGAGAAGATATGTGAATCGCCATACAAGCAGATATGCGCTAATGCAGGGTTTGAGGTAGAAGTAACTGATACAGTCATTGACTCGTTCAAGACAGTGAAACACTCACTCCTGAATGCCTTGAGCACGGGGACAAGTATTCTGACAGCAGAAGCTGCTTTAATCGAAGAACGTGATGACGACTAGGAAAAAATTTATCATAGACGTTATAGAGAAATACAAGAGCGATTATCCGCTTGAGTTTTACGAGTTCACAAGACTGATGGAACAACGGCGATCAGAGATGAAAGACAAGAAACATGGTGGACTCAACGGTGCCTCGGAAATAAGAAACGCCCTCTCTCTACCGGATAAGTTAGCCAATACACTGTTTTATGTGATGGACGGAGTAAAAGAGCCTAAGTTCCTAGAGCCAAAAGGAGAAATGAAGTGGTTTGTAAAGAAGTTCCCAGAGTTTTTACTTCCAATGAGCTATTGATATGCGTACCTGCCCGTACTGTAAGAACAGTAATACACTCAACCCAGGTACAGTAGAGAAAAGCACGGTAGGGATGCTGTATGATACGTCAGAGGTACCGACAGGGAGAGAAGGAGAAGCCGCATACGTATGCCACGCCTGTACTGCTAAATGGGTGGAGAACAGACACTTATATGAAACTTAGTATCTGCATGATAATCAAGCCGACAGATGACGAGGCAAAGCTCCTTGAAAGGTGCCTAAAATATGTCGCTGGTCAGGTAGACGAGATTTGTATTACACAGGCTGGTCAGGGGAAGAACAAGGCCGTTTCAGAGGTTATAAAGGCGTACGGAGGGAAAGAATCGTTTTTCAAGTGGGTCAATGACTTTTCAGAAGCACGGAATTATAACTTTTCTCAGGCGACAGGAGATTATATCTTCTGGTTGGACGCCGATGACGTTGTAAAAGGCGGGGCAAACATCAGGGGGCTTGTCGAATCGATGGAGAAGAACAAGATCGAGTGTGTCGCCATGAATTACCTCTATGACTTTGATGAGAACAAGAATTGCACGGTCAAACACATCAAGACGCGGATTGTAAAGAAAGGCTCGGTAAAATGGGTTGGAGCGGTGCATGAGGACTTTGAGAACATCATCGAGACCAACACGTTCTTTACTAAGGACGTGGAGGTATTGCACATCAAGGATTCCAAACGAACAGAGGATAGCTCCAAGAGAAACCTAGAAATAGCCGAGAGCGAGATGAAGAAACATCCAGAAGACCCGCGTTCTCTTTGGCTGGCGGCTAATGCTAACTGGGGAGTAGGTAAGACAGAAAAGGCCATTGAATACTTTGAGCGGTTTGTAAAAGAAAGCCAGTCAGAAGACGAGAAATATGTCGCCTATCTGAACCTTTCTTCACTCAAAAACGATGAGCTAGACGCTCTAAAAGCTCTCTCACTCATGCCGACTATCCCGAATGCCTACCATCGGATAGCAGAAATAAAATTTAACCAGGGGAAATACCTGAAAAGCATTAATTTCACAGAGTTAGGGCTTCAACTTCCAGTCCCAGAGACGGAAATAGTTGTATACAACCCGAGAGACTACGACTACAACCCTCTCATGCTCATGATGAAAGCCTATTGGAAGCTCGGAAAGACAAAAAAGGCTGTTGAAATCATCGAAGAGATGGTAAAAATGTTCCCTAATGACCAGAATCTAAAAGAAAAGCACTCGGCGCTCAAAGAAGAGCTTGGAGAAGTGTTAAAAGTGGAGAAATACCTCGAAAAAGCCAAGAAAATAAAGGATAAAGTCTATCTTAAAAAGTATTTGGACGGATTGCCAGAAGAAGTAAAGGAGCACCCAGAGATTTGCGTGTTTAGAAATGAGAATTTCGTTAAAGAAACTTCGTCTGGAAAGGATTTAGTGTACTATTGCGGCTTCACTCAGAAGGTTTGGAACCCGGAGATCGCCATGAAGGACGGTGTTGGTGGATCAGAGGAAGCAGTGGTTAATCTTTCAAAGGAACTCGCGAAAAAAGGGTGGAATGTAACGGTCTA